ACAGCAACTTATCCATCACAAAATACTGATACTTTTTTTAATTCAACTGATACTCATAGAGTAGGTTCTTATGATGGTTCTAGTGAATATTTTGATGGTAGTATGGCACATGTTCATTTTACAGATGGTTATGCTTATGACGCATCAACTTTTGGCGAAACAGATTCTACATCAGGAATTTGGAAACCAAAAACTGCACCATCAGTAACTTACGGAACTAATGGTTTCTTTTTAAAAATGGAAAATAGTGGTGCTATGGGTACAGACAGTTCAGGTAACACAAACACATTTACAGTATCAGGAAATTTAACTCAAAATGTAGATACACCTAGTAATAACCTATGTACCTTAAATGCAATTAATCCTTATGGTGGTACTTTATCAAATGGAAATTTAAAAATATCACAATCAAGCTATGAACAAAATACACAAGGAACTTTAGGAATGGAAAGTGGTAAATATTATTGGGAAGTTAAAATGGGTGGACTTCATGCAGAAATAGGAATTGCTGAAAATTCTAAAGCAGGTCAATCAGACCCCCAAGTTGCGGCAGGTTTTAGATTTATTTACTCAAATGGCTCAGCTGGAGTTGTAGTTTATAATAACGCTACTGGTTCAAGTGGAACTACAAACTCAGGTTGGACTAATTTTGCATCAGGTCAAATCATTGGTGTCGCTTATGATGCCGATAATGGAAAATTATATTTTCACAATAACGGAACTTATTATAACTCAGGAAATCCAGCAGGGGGAACAGGTGCAGTAATTACAAGTATCTCACCTCAATATGGTGGAGTAATGGTACCTTTTCTTGGTTCAGGAACAGGTAGTGCAAGAACACATGAAATAAATTTTGGTTCAGGATATTTTGGCACAACACAAGTTGCTTCTGCTGGAACTGCACCTAGTCAGGGTGGAATCTTCGAATTTGACTGCCCGTCGGGCTACGAAAGTTTATCGTCGAAAGGTATTAACAGTTTTTAATTAATATGATAAAAAGGATTTAACTATGGCTTATATTTCATTTCAACCACACGATTATTTTAATACTGTTCTTTATACAGGTACAGGTTCAACACAATCTATATCATCTGTGGGATTCCAACCTGATTGGGTTTGGTGTAAAGATAGGACAAATAGTTACGACCATGTTTTGTTTGATGCTGTAAGAACTGCAACTAAAAGAATTATATCTAATACAGCAGGTGCAGAAACAACAGCTTCAACAGATTTAACAGCTTTTGCTAGTGATGGTTTTACTGTTGGAAGTGGGTCTAACATTAATAATAGTGGAAATAATTTTGTATCTTGGAATTGGAAAGCTAATGGTGCTGGTTCATCAAATTCAGACGGAGATATAACAGCAACAGTTTCAGCAAGCACAACATCAGGTTTTTCTATTGTTAAATATACAGGTAATGGTTCTTCAGGTGCAACTGTCGGACATGGAATTAATTCTGATGTAAAAATGGTTATGTGTAAAGGTTTAGGAGATACTTATGGGTGGAAAGTTTTTCATACAAATTTAACTAGCGGAAAAACATTAGTTTTACAAACAACTGCAGCAGAAGATACTGACGCAAATAGAATTGCTTCTGCCAATGCTTCAACTTTTACAACAAGTGGAACTTTCTCTGTAAATGAAAGTGGTAGTGATTATATTGCTTACTGCTTCGCAGAAAAACAAGGTTTCAGCAAGTTTGGTTCCTACACAGGTAATGGAAATGCTGATGGTACGTTTGTTTATACAGGATTTAAACCAGCTTTTCTTCTATTAAAAATGTCAAGTGGTATACAAGGTTGGTTTTTAATAGATAACAAAAGAGCAAATCCATATAACCCTGTTGATGGTTCTTTACATCCTAATGCAACTGCCGCAGAAGATACAGCATCAGATTTTTTTGTAGATTTTACAAGTAATGGTTTCAAATTAAGAGATAATGATGCGCAACTTAATGGTTCTGGTTCAACATATATCTTTATGGCTTTTGCAGAACACCCATTAGTATCTTCAAACGGAGTTCCAGCTACAGCAAGATAATGGAAATTATTTGTTACATTTTTTTAACATTATGGATAATCGGAATAACTAATTAAATAGGAGTTTAATATGCAATTAAGCAAACACTTTAAGTTAGAAGAATTTACTAAATCAATGACAGCTATTCGTAAAGGAATAAAGAATGAAGCTGGTAGTGGAGAAATAAAAAACCTTACTGATCTTTGTTATGCAATACTAGAACCCGTAAGGGCAAAGTTTGAAAAGCCTGTAATTATTACATCAGGGTATAGATCAGAAGAATTATGCGAAGCTATTGGTTCTAAAAAAACATCACAACACGCAAAAGGACAAGCAGTAGATTTTGAGTTAGCTGGTGTTTCTAATTTACAAGTAGCATTATGGATTTCTAATAACTGTGACTTTGACCAACTTATTTTAGAATATTGGAAAGAAGAAGAAAAAGACCCTAATAGTGGTTGGATACATTGTTCATTTTCAGAGGGAAGTAATAGAAAACAAATCTTAACTTTTGACGGAAAATCATATAAGAATGGATTACCTGATGCTAAATGGTCAGGTGGACAATTAGTAAATTAGGGCGACTTGCTAGCGGAAGATCGCCCTTTAAACAAGGAGATAAGATGAAACTAACAAAGAAACAAAAAAAATTGCCTAAAGGATTACAAATGGCAATTATGAAAAAGAAGAAGAAAACTAAAAAAAGGAAATAATTATGCCTTATCATACAGGACACGGAAAAAAGAAAAAGAAAAAGAAAAAAGGTAAAAAGAAGAAGTAATGGTTAAGGTCGCATCAATAAAGAATATTATTAAAGACCTAAAACCAAGACAACAAAAAACTATGAGATCACACGCAAGACATCATAGTTTAAAACATATGAGGTCTATGGCTACTGCTATGAAAAAAGGTAGAACTTTTGGCCAAGCACATAGATCAGCAATGAGGTCAGTAGGCAAGTGAGTGGTTTTACAACAACATCTACATTATCAGAAATGATAAATAAGATGAGATACAGAAAGAGAAGAACAAGTGGCAAAAAAAAGAAAAAGAAGAAAAGTCGCAAGAGATAAAGAACTTGATCTACCTAAAAAATACTTATCAGGACTTAAAGGTGGTAAAAGATCAGCTAGAGCAAGTTTAATTAAATCTATGTCAAGATTATATAAATCAGGTGCTAGAATACCAGCGTCTATGTTTAAATCTAGGAGAAAATAATGGCAGTTAAAAGAAAACCTTTATCTAAACAAGTTATCTCTACATTAAGAGCAAAAGCAAAGACTAGAAAAAATATAACATTAGGTCAGTTAAAAAAGGTTTATAGGAGAGGTCAAGGTGCTTTTTTATCTGCTGGTTCAAGACCTCGAACTTCTATGGCAAGTTGGAGTATGGGTAGAGTCAATAGCTTTTTAAGAGGTTCAAGAAAACACGATCTTGATTTAAGAAGAAAGAGAAAGAAAAGATAATGGCTAAAAATCCGAAAACAACTAATGAACATATTATAGCGTTGTACGGACACATAACAGGTCTTAAAAAAGCCATAAATAATTTAAAAACAAATCACATCAAACATCTACATATGGACGTAGAAAAAATAGACGAAAAGATAGATAGAAGATTCGACTCAATTACAAATTGGATAGTTTATGGTTTAGGTGCTGTTGCATTGCTTGTAATTACCCAACTACTTTACATTTTCTCTAATTAACTGTACAAGTAAAACTTGTATGAATCATAAAAGAATTTTAGTCATTTCTGATATGCATATCCCATATCATCATCACGACTCTATTAAATTTTTAAAAGAAATAAAAAAAGAATACAAACCTGATACGATAGTTAATATTGGAGACTTACTAGACTTCCACGCAATATCAATGCACTCACACGACCCTGATTTATTTTCTGCTGGTCACGAATTAAAAGAAGCTAGAAAATATGTAAAAGAACTAGAGGGTATATTTCCAAAAGTAACAGAAGTAGATAGTAACCATTCAAGTCTCGTTTATAGACGTGCTTTAAAGTTTGGTATGAGTAAAGAGTTTCTAAAAGATTACGGAGACTTCTTGGGAACTAAAAAATGGAAATGGGTAGATGATTTAACTCTTAAAATGTCTAATGGTCAGAAATGTTTTTTCACTCACGGAAGATCGGCAGACATATTAAAAGTTTCTCAAACTATGGGAATGTCAGCAGTACAAGGTCATTATCATACAAAGTTTTTAGTAAGCTGGTGGGCTAATCCTGATAATTTATTCTTTGCTATGAATGTAGGTTGTTTGATTAATCAAAAGTCTATGGCTTTTGCATATGCCAAGAATTTTAAAACAAGGTTCATTTTGGGTTGTGGGGTTATAATAAATGGTATTCCTAAACTTCTACCAATGGTTTTAGATAATAAAGGTAAATGGATAGGTAAGCTTGTATGAAGAAGAAATGCTGTGGAAAGTATGGTTTAAAAGGCGAGAGAGCAACGGAGAGTGCCTTGAATAGACAAGAGCAAGGGTCACACTATCGAAACGCACCTATCCAAGCTATTGAGTTTATAACAGCACATAAGCTTGATTTTATAGATGGTAATATAGTAAAATACGCAGTTCGTAAAAAAGACGGAGAGTCTGATATGGAAAGATACAAAAAGATTAAACATTATGCAGAACTAGCTATGGAGTTAAAATGTGGTTCACACTAGGAAAGTTAGCACTTAAAACAGGTGCAGAAGTTTATAAGAATAGAAAAAGAGCAAAACTTTTAGAAAGTGAAGCAGAAGTAAAACATTTAGAAAGAGTTGTTGCTGGAGAAGTAGAACATAAAAAAGTTATGATACAAGCACAACAAAACGATTGGAAAGATGAATTTTGTTTAATACTAATTTCAATACCTTTATTATTATTAGCTTGGTCTGTATTTAGTGACGACCCTAATATCCAACAAAAAGTAGATATATTTTTTGACAAGTTTTCTAATTTACCTACATTCTACCAAGCCCTCGTAGTTGGGTCTTTTTCAACAATTCTTGGAGTTCGTGGAGTATCTGCATTTAAAAAAAAGTAATTTAATCTTATCTTAATTATCTATATTGTGAGGTATGAGGAACATTATAGATTTTGTAATTACTAATTTAGAAGTTGATATACAAACAGATAATAACAATATGGGTCGAGTATCTTTTGTGTTTATTGACCAATCCCCAAGCTTTCCTAAAGTACAAAAAATGTTAGATCAAATTGATGAAAGACCTGATGCTTATGTTAATACTTATAGCATAAGCACCATTGAAATAGATGAGACAACAGACTTACGTGGTCTTGAATTTACTAAACACTAATTGTTCAGTAACAAATAAAAATAAAATACCATAACTGCAAACATAGTTAAATAAACAATAGTTTTTGCTATAATATTTGCCCAATTAGTTTTATGTTCCTTAAACTTTTGGTAGTGACCATTATTGTCTAGGTATAGTTTTGTCATTTACTCTCCTTTGCAACAAACGACAGTTCTCTCTTTAACTCACTTTGAAGTAAAGATATTTCTGTCATTTTATTTTGATATGAAGTTTTAGCTTCGTGATATTTTATATCATATTGCACAAGCTTTGTTTTCATATGTATGTAATCAGGGTCTAAAAGTATATCTGCTTTTAGTTGTTCCTGTGTTTTCTTCTCGGCACTCTGCTTGTATTGTTTGTAGAGTCTAGCGTGAAGTTCTTTTACCTCTGTTTCTGTTTCAAGATAAAGTTTATACAAAGTGTTCTCTGCCATAGATAGTTCTCTTAATTCTCTCATTAAAGTTCTGCTATCTACTTTTAAATAATCTTCGTTCATACTCTCCTATCCAAAGTCGTATAAGTCTTTGATGAGTTCTCTATCATCAGCGACCTTATCTCTTAACTTTTTGTTTTCTTCTTCTAATCTAGTTAATCTTACTCTTAACTGACCATTAATTGTTTTATGACTCTTATTCATCATAGTAAGACGTTCAATAGTATTTTCTTGATCTTTTAAATGTTCTTTAAGCATTATGTTATGTTTCTCTAATGCTTTGATTTCAATATCACTCATATATTAAAATGGTGGTAAATCATCATCAAGATCAGACAATTCAGCAGTAGTAGCGTGGTCAGGTGCTGATGGTTGTGCTTGTGTCATTGGTTGTTCTGTATATTTAGGAACAGACTCACTAATTGGTTTCATTCCATCAATGGTTCTTGGTTTATAAGGTTTAACCATAACTATACAAAATATCTGCTCTTGGTCGCTTGTTGCATATTTAGATGGATTGTTAGCTGTCTGTTCTTTAGACATATATTTTAACTCATATCCAGCTTGATGATATTTTTGAACTTGTGGTGTATTAAACCATTCAGTTACTTGCGATAAGCTATATTTTCTTTTTGTTAAACTACAAATAAATTTCTGCTTACTTGCAACTGCCGAGTATTCATAACTAGGACTTTTTTTACCTGTTGGGTAAAGTCTAAGACTTAAACCACAGAAAGGCATATCGTATTTTGTTTTATTGTACATTATCGTTTCCTTTTAGTTTGGGTTTGTTTTAGTTTTCTCATTTGCTCATTAAAAAGCAGTTCTGATTTATGACAACTTAATAAACCAAGAAAAGCTTTCATATGATCTTTTTTGTATAGTATCTGCCTAGCTTCAAAAGGTTCATTTGTTTTAGGCAATCTTACTATATACATCTTATTTATTTTCTTACCTGTTTGTTCTTCATAAGCTAATTTATAGCCGTGTAACTGATGAACCATATTAAGAAATAAACCTTTAGATGTTTTTACGTCTATAAGCCATAAATTTTTATCTTTATCTGTGGCTATTAAATCTAAAGTTCCACAGTATCCTCTAGGAGAATAAAGTATCTTTTCAGACTCAACGACTTTTAAATTATGTTTTTTCCAAAACTTTTGAAACTGCATAAAGCAATTAGCAACAATACTATTTTCAGGTTTAGTTACTTGTTCTCCTTTTAGCCATTTCTCTACTAACTTATGAACGATAGAACCAATACTTAAAATATTATCGTTTTTCTTTTTTGCTGTTGATTTAGCATTTATGATTATTTGATCTATCTTATCTAATGGAATACCCTGTTTTTCCATTTCAACTTTAATAGCATTTACTTGACTATTAACTTTCCAAGCTTCTAATGCTGGACTTGCTAATTTACCAAGAAGCGTACTCATACCAACTACATATTCGTTATTATGAATATAAACGTGCTTATCTTCATCAAAAGTAATTGTATGTCCGTTTTCTAGTTTTACTGTTTTAGTCATTCCCTCTCCCGTTTAAGTATATTGATTTTTTAAGACTATCAAGTGGTCTAAAGAAGTAAGACCAATCTGTGTTAGTAGCTTCACAGAATATTTTAAGTTTTGATAGTGGTATTGCGTTTTGTGACTTCTCGTACTTTTGAATCTGCTGAAAAGTGACCTTGCAGATATTGGCTATTCTAGTTTGTGTATATCCTAGTTCCAATCTTCTTTGTCTCATTCTAATTCCTATATATTCATAGAATTTAGACTCTTGTTCTTTTTGACTAGCACCATTCATAGTAGCTAGACAAGCCCGTAATCTTTGTTTGATTACACTTATGTTTCTTACTTGGCTATCTGTGTACATTTTCTCTCCTCTTATTTAAAAGTCTGTTTATTCGTTCTATTTTCTTTCCTATTTTTTTTATGTCTTGTGTTATTTCTTTCAAAGATTTTATTAAGACTTTGTTCATTAGTACACCACCTTATGGTTTCTGCCCTCTAAACAGTTCTTAACTATTGCTTTGTATTTATTTTGTGCTTTGTCAGACAACCATAATGTACTTGCTCTCCACCATACATTATAAATAATCTTACCATTCTCTACTATTGCACTTGTGTTTTCTTTTCCTAAATCCTTACATCTTTTAATATCGTCTGTAATTTCATCAGCACGACTATTAGAGTAAGCACCTGTCATTCCTTTTGAATCTACTATTGGTTTGTAGTTTCTTGCACACCCTTGAAGTAGAGTCAAAGATAGCACTATAACAATCATCTTTTTCATTTCATTTCTCCCTTTTTTTACTTAACTTGTTCTCATCATATTTAATCGTTGTCTATGCAACTGATTCAAATAAACATCAAGCTGATTAGGTTCTATCCTTTTCTTCTCCTTTTGATGTCTCTTGATTGCTAGTTCCAACGACTTGAAAGTTTTTACTTCTTTCAGTTTTTTTGCCGTCATTTTTGCCCTTTACATTAACTTGATGCTTTTGCTTCAAGTATTCATCAACGTGAGTTCCATATAAACCCACGTTAGAATCTTCTTTACCAATATCAAAGAAAAAAGTTTTTTTGGTATTAAATACTCTACCAAAATGTTTTGATAATTCTTTTGATACTGTTGAACCTTTAGGTATTCTCATTATGCTACCACCTTTTGATTCCAAACTTTGTAAAATGTTTTAGTTTTTTTACAGAATTTTATTTTATAGTTGTGCATTATGCTCTCTCCTCTTTTTTATGATCATAAAGATAATCTTTCCAATTAAGATTTGATTCTTTCATTGCTTTCTTAACTCTTTTTGCACATTCTGAACCAAGTTGAAAAGACTCCATAAAACCACCACTATTTCTAGCAATATCTTTTTGATCTAATCTAACTGAAGTTTCTTGATTACCTACACACACAATACTAAAATGATTTCTATTTTTTATACCTTTAGCACAAAGACTACATTGTCCCTCTGGAAATTTTTGACCATTAGAATTATAGTGCTTATCATTCATTTCATACATTTCACTAGGAACTCTAATTAAGTTTCCAAGATCAATGTATTGAAACTCAACACCATTATTGTTTTTTTCTTTTATTACTTTTAACATTTTCTCTCCCTGTTTTGTTTGTGTTAATTTATTTAACATACGAATAATCTATCAAAATGGTTGTGTAATACAAGCGTTTATTTACCGCATAAAACCTAGCTTTTTTAACCTTATCTACACCTAATTAGCGAATTTTATAATATTTACTATTGCAAACCAAATCAAAATAACTATAAATCGAATCAGGGTGAGAAATGATTAGTTATTTATCTTTTGTTATGATAAGTTCGAATCAAGACAATCATTTTCTCTCGGTGGATTAGGTGTTTGAAAATCTCCCTAAGGTTTATAAACGTAAAAAGTTCTAATCCACCACCCTTACAAAAAGGAGAAATGATGCAACTAAAACTAGACTACGAAGCTTACCAAAGAAATAGCGAAACAAGTAAAAAAGCTTGGGAACATAAAAAAGACAAAAAAACACTTAAAGATAAGGTTTATGATTTATTATTGGATAATCCAATGGCAAATCATCAAATAGCTGATACTATGGAAATACCATTAAGTTCTGTAACAGCAAGAATACGAGAATTACAAATTGATGGTAAAGTCGAAGATTCAGGTAAAAGGACAATGAGTAAATATAAAAGGGAGTGTGTCATTTGGCGAAGAAACCAAACAAGCTAGAACGAGAAAGATTGCAAGCTGTTGCAGATATGCCGTGTTATGCTTGTTTCCAAGACGGGAGAGAAACCAACGCAGAAGTACACCATATTCGGTCACAGACGGGTCTAGGATTGCGTCCAAGTCATTTTGCGACTATACCCTTATGTCCGACTCATCACAGGTATGGCAAGGTCTCTGTGCATTTAGGGAAAAAAGCTTTTGTTGAGAGATACGGAACAGAACAAGAAATATTAGAAAAAACAAATAGGGAGATAGAGAGATGCAAGGAAGAAAATCAGGTTATTTTTTAGTTTATAGAGATGTATGGAAACACCCTGTATTTAAGAATCTAATCGAAGCTAGTATATGGCTATATATGATAAGTTCAGCTAGTCATAAATCAAGAACACTAATGTTTTTAGATAATCCAATAACTGTAAATACAGGAGAACTTATTTTTCCAATTAGAAAAAATGCAAAGATTTGGAATATAAGCTACTCATCATTACGAACTTTCTTATTGAGGTTGAAAAGACGTAAGATGATAACGATAAGAGTAATCAGAACCCAACCAACACCTAACCACCGATTCAACTCTGTATCGGTCATAAACGTATGTAATTACTCACGTTTTCAGTTCAACGAGGAAGCGACTAATCACCACCTAACCAGCAACCCCGCGTTACTAAACCATTATACTAAACCATTTAATACTAATATTAGTAACGGAACATTAAAAGAGTCTAGCAAGGATATAATTTATTTAGGTGATGAATTTGGTGAATATGTCAAAATTAAGACAGGTGGTAAAATCAAGTGGAAACACAAGTTTAAACCTAATATGCCATTGAAAGACGAGTTATGAGAGGGATATTAAGAATCTTTAAATATGTCCGAAAAAGGATTATAAGTTTATCTTTGGAGAACCAACGATTAAAACTACAAATCAAACTTCTCTTGGAAAGCAGTAAGCATAGAAAACATTAATGAAAAAACGGAAAAAGGCAAAATTTAGGCACATAATTATTGGTGGTAAGAAATACTATTTCTATAAAATAATATGGCAAGACCCGTGTGGAGATAGCGGACACGCAGAAGCATCAGAAGTTAAAAGTTTAAAACCAGCTATTATGATAAGCCAAGCATATATATTTGCCAAAGATAAAAAGCACGTTTGGACTTTTGCTAGTTATGATAGCGAACAAGCTGTATTTTCAGATCGCAATGTATTTCCTAAGTGTATTGTTATGAAAATGGAAAAAATCACTATATGATTCTATCTCTAGGTTATGTTGCTATAATCTATTTAGTAGTAATTTTAATGTTGTTGTCTTGGAATAATGAGATATGATTCCGTTTCCTAAAAAGAAATATAAGATTATTTATGCAGACCCAGCTTGGCACTTTAAAACCTATTCTAATAAAGGTGAAAAACGATCTGCTTTACGTCATTACGATTGCCTTAATATTAATGATATTTATAATTTACCTGTCAGCACTATATCTGATGATGATTGTGTATTGTTCATATGGGTTATTGACTCAATGCTCCCTGAAGCTTTGGAAGTTATTAAAAGATGGGGTTTTACATATAAGACAGTAGCTTTTACTTGGGTCAAAGAAAATAAAAAATCAGAGGGATATTTTACAGGAATGGGATATTGGACTCGCTGTAATCCTGAACAATGTTTATTAGCAACAAAAGGAAAACCAAAAAGATTATCTAAATCTGTAAGACAATTAATAATAAGTAAATTACAACATCATAGTAAAAAACCTGACTCTGTAAGAGATAGGATAGTTGAACTTTGTGGTGATGTTAATAGAATTGAACTGTTTGCAAGAGAGAGAGTAAAAGGTTGGGATTCTTGGGGAAATGAGTTATAAATAAGGCAAATGAAAAGCGACAAAACTAAGACAACTAAGGCAGAAAAAAGACAACCTGTTGGCAGACCCAAAAAGGACATTGATTTAGATATACTTGGAAATCTAGCATCTATTGGTTGCACACAAGAAGAAATAGGTGGAGTTATGGGAATCTCTGCT